TTTTATTGGAGCAAATATGCCTAAACCACTACCAGCAGAAATGCGAGCAGATCTATTTAAACTTGAGCAAGGTGCGCTGATCGAATTATGGGAAATTGACTTGCGCCATATCTCTAGCAATGCCGATCCGGATGTTAAAGGCGAGATCTACCGTTTTCACAACGGTGTAAGCCAAACACGGGAGAATATTTGGTGGCAAGGTAAAGAGTATCAAGCCTATCCGATCAAAGCGGATGGATTTGAGATTACCGGACAGGGGCCAAGCAATAGACCGACATTAACTGTTTCTAATCTTTACGGATTGGTTACTGGTATTGTTGCGCACTTTGGGCAGGGGGTAGGGGCTAAAGTCACTCGCCGTCTTGTTTATGCTGAGCATTTAGACGCTAAAAACTTTCCGGGCGGTGTTAATTCTAGCGCCGACCCGAATCAAGATGTGCGTAGTTACTATATCATTGAGCAATTAAAATCGCTTGACGATCAACAGGCGACTTTTGAGCTTGCGTCCCCGGCTGAGACGGATAACGCAAAAATCCCGTTGCTAATGATTACCTCTGATACTTGCATTTGGCAGTATCGGTCTGCTCAATGTGGTTACACTGGTGGTGCGGTGGCTGATGAGTTTGATAAGCCCACAACCGACCTAAAAAAAGATAAGTGCTCGCACTGCATAAGAGGTTGTAAATTACGCTTTGGCGATAATGCAATTTTGCCTTTTGGCGGATTCCCGAGCACAACACAATACGGCAATTAATATGATTGATAACAAGTTAAAACAAGAGATATTGGCACATGCCGAGCAATGCAAGCCGCAGGAATCATGCGGTTTTGTTGTTTTTGACGGTGAGCAAAATATCTACATCCCGTGCGTCAACGTATCGCCCGACCCAATCAATTATTTTGAGATTGCGCCGGAAGAATTTATCGATGCCGAGGAGATAGGCAAAATTATTGCGCTAGTCCACTCACACCCTAGTTTTGATGATGAGCGCGGATTGCCTTATTTATCTACGGCGGACAGAGAGTGTCAAGTGCGGTTAGATTTGGACTTTTGGCTTGTGGTTGATGGTGATATTAAGTGTTTTCGCAACATCCCACCGTTAATCGGGCGACAGTTTGAAAACAACAAACAAGACTGCCGAAATATCGTATTAGACAGCTATATGTTGTCAGGTATTGATTTAGATGATAAGTCGGAATATCCGTTTGACTGGTTTAAATCCTCCAATCTGTATGAGGAGGGGTTGCAACGATGCGGATTTTACAAGCTAATGCAAGAGGATGATGTACAGCTTGGTGACATTATCCTAATCCAATTCGGGGCCGATGTGGCTAATCATGCCGGGGTTTATTTGGGTAATCAAATGATGATACATCACAGCGAGGATAGATTATCGGCGCGCGTACCGTATAACGGATTTTGGCTCAAACACACTCACTCAATATGGAGATTTGGAGATTGGTACAAGTTAAATTTTACGGCGATCTTAAACGATTTGCAGATAGCCCGATAGAGCTAGAGGTTAGCAATTTTAAAGAGCTTATGAGTGGACTATTTACGCAAATTAAAGGACTTAGACAGCACATCCGCAAGGGTTATTACAAAATCCGTGTAGGTAGTAAGTATCTATCCGAGGAGCAACTCAAGACAACTCCAATAATTGATCTCAAAGATGGTTGTACAGTGCATTTAACGCCTGTAGTTGCCGGGGCAGGTAAGGGCGGCAATGTATTACAAATCGTTGCCGGAGTTGTGCTAATGGTTATTGCGTGGTACGCGCCGCCTGCATGGGGTATGGCTGCTACCATGATGGGGGCGATGGGGGCATCACTTACATTATCTGGGGTTGTTGGATTGTTAACCAAACCTCCGAGCATGAGTGACTACGGCAAAGAGGGTGAAAAAAAACAAAGCACCTCGTTTAGCAACATCAAAAACTTAACCCCGCAAGGCAGACCAATACCTTTGCTGTACGGCAAAATGTTAACAAGCCTTGTACTTATATCACAAGGGGTTGAGACGTTTGATGATATGCCGACAAAGTAAAAAAACAGGTTTCATTTAGACCACGCCTTATGCGTGGTTTTTTATTTTTAAGGATTAAAGATGGGTGGTAGTTCAAAAGGTGGTGGCGGACATACTCCGCACGAGGCGCCAGACTCTTTACGCTCGGCGCAAAAGCTACGCGCAATTGGCTTAATTTCTCTTGGCCCAATTAAAGGGCCGATGAACAAATGGAAAGACACATATTTTGACAATACGCCGATCCAAAACGCTAATGGTGTAGATGATAATGATGCCGCTAGTTTTAACTTTAAAAACACAGAGATCCAATACAATCTAGGCTATCAAGACCAAAAGCCATTAGAGGGATTTGAAGCGTCTGAGCGAGAGGTATCGGTTGGAGCAGAGGTAAAACAGCAACATCCTATTACGAGATCGGTTATAGATCCAGATGTAACACGCTTACGTCTGACGATCGGCATAAATGCTTTGATTTCACAAAACGATCAAGGCGATACCAACGGCACATCGGTTGATTTCCAAATTTTAATCAACAACACGCCACGCGGAACGTATCAGATCGAGGGCAAATCATCATCTCGATTTTACCGCAGTTACGTCATAGATGATTTACCGCCAAGACCATTTACGGTTACCGTCAAACGTGTGACTGAGGATAGCAAATCTCAACGCTTACAAAATGGCACGCATTGGGTAAGTTACACGGAGATTATCGACACCAAATTAAGCTATCCAAATATGGCTATTGTCGGCATTAAGACCGATAGCCGATACAACCCAAATTTTCCCAACATCAACTTTTTGCTGTATGGGCGTATTATCAAAATCCCGACAACCTACAATCCTGAGACACGCACATACGCACCGGGATTGTGGCGCGGTGATTTTAAAATGGGGTGGACCAATAACCCTGCATGGATTTTTTACGACCTTATCACAGATAAATTAGCGGGCTTGGGTCAGCGCATTGGCGATTTTGGCATTGATAAATTTATGCTGTATGAGATTGCCAAATATTGTGATGAGCTTGTAGATGACGGCTACGGCGGTAAAGAGCCGCGCATGGTATCTAACTTATGGATTACCGAGCAAAGAGACGCTTATAACGTTATCTCCGATATGGCATCAGTATTTAGAGCTATTGCAGTTTGGGATGGTACGCAATTTACCGCAATCCAAGATAGACCAACCGACCCGGTGTGCTTATACAGTCAATCAAACGTAGTTGACGGCAAATTTAGCCGGCAATACACCGCAGGTAAGGCGATTTTTACCGCGGTTGAGGTTGAGTATGCGGACGAGCGCAACTTATATCAAAAAGCGATTGAGTATGTTGCCGATGATAGCATGATTGCCCGTTACGGTTACAACGTCAAAAAAATGACCGCTTATGGATGCACCTCACGCGGTCAGGCTCATAGATACGGTAAATGGGTGCTGGAGACATCACGCCTTGAGCAATGCACGATTACCTTTGCGGTTGGCCGACAAGGATTAATGCACCTACCCGGTGATATTATCGAGGTCGCAGATAACAACTATGCTGGCAAAGTTTTAGGCGGTCGAGTTCTTGCTATTAACGGTAAAAAGGTAACGCTAGATCAGCCTGTAGAGATTAAGGGAGAGAGCTATCTAAACTACATCACTGCGGATGGTTTGACAAAAATCAAAATTAAGGCGGTGGACAAATCTAATCCGGCAATCATTGAGCTTGATAGCGCACCGCAGGGATTGAGTATTTTTGATAACTGGGTACTTAAATCAGGCGTAGTATCAACGCAACTCTACCGCGCTCTCGGCATCACCGAAAATGACAACGGAAGCTATACCATTACCGCATTACAGCATGAGCCGCAAAAAGAGGCTATTGTCGATGGTAGTGCCAGCTTTATGCCGTCCGTTACTACAGCTCATGGCGCAGGGGTTAATAAGCCCGCTAACGCAGATATTAGCTTTGGTGATGGCGGGGTTAAATTAACGTGGACCACACCAACAAATCAAGGAGCTGTTAAGTATGACGTTAAGTTATACCGTAACGGCAATCTATACAGCACTCACTTAGACTTAGACAGTCCGGAGATTAGTTTCGATAATCTCCCGAACGGAAGCTATACGGTAGAGATACGCAGCAAAAACAGCTCGGGTCAATTATCCGATCCAGTAACGCGTACATTTGAGATTAATCTCAATATCCCTCGATTTGTAACTAAATCGCTATTATTTGCGATCGAGCTTGATTGGGATTTGCCAAAGACAGCAACTGTTGGTAACTATACCGAGGTTTGGCGCAGTGCAACTAATGATATTAGTAAAGCGGTTAAAGTGGCAACCTTGCCATACCCACAAAATAACTATGTTATGAGTGGCGTGCCGTTGAGCGCGGAATATTATTTTTGGTTGCGTTGCGGCGATAAAAACGACAACAAAGGGGAGTTTACCGCGGCTGTATTTGGCGAGGCTGACCACAACCCGGATAATCTACTCAATGCAATTGAGGGAAAAATCACTAAATCACACCTTGGCCAAGAGCTAATAAACTCAATTAAAGCTGATATTAATAATGCAGTTGGGGAAGAAGCTAAAACAAGACAAACTGCTGTCGCTGGTGCATTAGCTCAAATAGCTGCACAAGCTCAATCAGCTGGCACTGCAATTAAAAACCTTGAAAAAACAGACCAAGCACAAGCTGAAACCATCAAAACCGTAACAGCGAAGGCCGAATCAGCTTTATCAGGCATCACTGCAGTAAGACAAGCTCAAGCGGAAAGTGATAAAGCAAACGCACAGCAAATCAGTGCACTAACTGCTAAAGTTGGCAATGCTGAATCGACTGTGTCGCAAGTGAGTAATGCTGTTGCTGGACTTGACGGTAAAGTTAGCTCGATGCACACAATCAAAACACAAGCTATTGCTGGTGGGCGGACTGCTGTTGCTGGGATCGCTCTCGGTGCAAACCAGGAAGAAAGTTCGGTCATTGTTATGGCTGATAAATTCGGGATTGTGGCAAATGCGAATGACGGTAATGTAAAACCAGTGTTTTCTGTTGCAAATGGGCAAGTCGGTATTCGTGGCGATTTGGTCGTAGCTGGGTCTGTAACGAGAGATAAGTTGTCATCTAGTGGTGGTGGTAATTTATTGTACAACCCTATTTTTGCTAATGGCGCTTATGGGTGGCGCAGTTTCAATGACCGTGGCGGTGATTGGAGCGGTTGCCCAGAAACGCAAGCGGCAGAACGTACTTATCACAAAAATGATTACCATCCAAAAGGTGAAAAAGATGAGGCTTGGCGACTAATCACAATTAGGGGCACTCAAACACAGTTTAACACACTAGCAGAACGTGGTTCATGGGTTGATGTTGCAAGACAGTTTGTTGATGTTGTAGCCGATAAATGGTACATGGCAAGTATTTATGTTGGTGGCAATCATTGCGCAGGTAAATTGATAATTGAAAAATATGATGCAGATGAAAGAAATTATCAAGGTGCACTTGCTGAAACTCAAACAGCAGGAGCTGATGACATATACAACAAGCCAATTAGATTTATATCTGCACCATCTGGTTGGTTTAAAAAAGGATTAGGTCAAGGAGCAACTCGTCTTTTTGTAAAATTTAAAGCACCTGAAACCGGTAAAATACTATTAGTAATACGCATAGATCATTATGCCAAAAATCAAACTTACGCAGATTTTTACACTTCTCGTCCTATGCTAGAGGAGTGCACTGAATATACAACTGAACCAAGTTCTTGGCAAAATGCTGGGGTAACTCAGGTCCACGGTGGCAGTATCATTGCAAATACGATCCGCGGTGATCATATCCAAGCTAACCAAGAAATTAGGGCACCCCGAATAACTGGTGGCGTCATCACTGGTAATACCGTTAATGGTGCGACAGTCAATGGTGGAACAGTTAATGGTGCAGTGGTAAGCGGCGGGACAGTAAAAGGTGCAATTGTCGAAGGTGGAGTAATCAAAGGCGCAAGACTAGAAGCTGTAACTGGTAAATTTAGTGGTACGCTTGAGGTTAATAATTTGGTTGGTGGCAACTTGTGCGAGGTGTTTGTAGCAAAAATTAATATGACAACATTAGGTTCAAAAAATGATGAGGTCACTTTTTATACCACTACAATTCACATCAACCCATCACCAGTTAAACGCATTGTGTTTATCGTTAATTCTGACGTTAGCTTTGTTGTCAATGCTAACGAACGAAAAGAATACTATTATTCAAAAACATCTAGAGGAAACCACCCACCAGAGGTGTTTGACTTTAGCAGTGGTAATCCAAAAATCTGCGTTACAGCTTACGCTGTATCTGACGCAAGAACAATCTATCAATAGGTAGATAATTTAACGAAATGACCGCACTTTTTATGTGCGGTTTTTATTGGAGTAAAAAAATGAAATACATCACAAAACAAATCGAAGATATTCGTACTGGTGCCATGTCAGAATATCATGCAGTCACAGGTTTACAAGTTGACTATGTCAATAATAGTACATTTGTCACTATTGCATCGTATGTATCAAAAGCCAAAAAAGACGAGGGTAAAGAATCGCTATCGGTTAACACCTTCACAATTCAAGCTGTTCCAGGCTGGGATAAAATCCCGTATGAATGGGTTTTAGGCGAGTTAGTTAAGGCACAACCTGAAGATTTTAGTCCTGAAACATATATAGGCTATGTAAACCCATATATGTTTGCTGGTGGAAAAGTAGAGCAGTAAAAAGCAAAACTGGAAAGCGGTGAAATCGATCCGAGTACGACAAAAGATTTTGTAATCTCGGCATACCCTCAGGTCTAGTAAAAAGTGCGGTTATTATGGCCGCACTTAACCCTGTAAC